TTAATTGCACCTCGTAATCGTATGTAATTGAGTAATCTGCTGCCGCGCCGTAAGTGAAAGTAGGCACTGCGTGGGCCTGGTTAAGTTTTGTCATAAAAATACATTCGAGTGTTTTTTCAGTGCCGTAGGTGCGCAGTGGCTCACCTACTTGGTGACCGGGGCCGACGCCAACGCTCAAGCGCTGCACCTCTACGCCTGGTACAACGATTTCATAGTGATGTGGCGTGACACCATCCACGATAGAGATATCAAACCCCATGCGCGATGCAACGCTAATTAGGTAAGGGATGTTGTGGCCACCGATGCCCAGGTAATTACCCGTAACAATCGCGCGGCGCTCTTCAATCGAGGGATCAACATCATTGCTACATCGATCTTGTACCGCTAGGTTACGCTCCCAGTCTGGTAGCAATTCAGTGGTGGTGCGCGGGTCTGACTCTTCCAGCAGATCGAGCGCACGCTGATGTAGCCGTGCAAACTCATCACCCACGGCGTGCATCAGTGCAGCCATTACTGATGTAACACTGCGCGTCCACGCAAGGCCACGCGGTAGCAGGTTTAATAACTGGTCACGATAATCGATTGCACTCATAGCCATGTAATTACACCCACAACCGGTATTTCACTGGGCAAGCTTGTGACGTCTGCTACCAGGCCAGTAATGGCATGATCCTCTTCGCCCTCCGATATCGATATCGCCTCATTTATTTGCGATAGATAGATGCCGCCACCCGGCTTCCCTCTACGACGAAATAGATCGTTAATTTCAGCCTCAGCATCGGCCCGAATCTGCGCGGTGTCGGGCGTAACCGAGATCGTCATATTGATTGGTTTTGGTGTTGGTGCGGCAGCCGTGGCAATACCCGTTACAGGGCGCTTTATATCAAGATAGGCTTGCAGCGTAGCAACATCGCCTGGCAACGGAATGCCGTCGCCATAAGTGTTGTCCATCATAAACCTCACCACCAATGTCCCATCGCCATTCTCTAGCGGGTATACCCACGCGCGGGTTATCCCCGCAACTTCGCTACCCCATATAAGATAGTCGTTTGAGTTACCACCCTGCGTTGGCTGTTTCCAGCGGGCAAGGACTGGCACGCGATAGTCATCGATTGACTGCTGATCAGCGCCGCCCGTTAACCCGGCAACATCTACAATCGCAGTACTATTAATATTTGCGATTGGCTGGGTAAGTGTTAACGGCACACCGGGCAACATGACGCCACCCACACCAGCATCAAGAGCGGTAACCGATACAGTGGCAGTACTAGCCGCAATCGTTACCAGGGCATCGGTAACAAACACGACGCTTTCGGTACTCTGCAACCTTGTTCCTGCCGGTACATTAAAACCGTCCGTACCCGTAAAGACAACATCACCTTGCGATTTTGTTGCCGGTGTGCGCGGTATATCGCGCAGATCACCATGCCGCAGTAGCCATCCCTCATCTGCCGTGTCGGGCAAAATCTGGCGGCTTATCCAGACTAAAAAACCATATTGCAAATGAAAAGCACCGGCCAATACATAAGCGAAGACAAGCTGCAGCGAATCGGCCATGCCCGGCAATCTGGCGTTAATATCCGCTTGTATACGGACTCTTAATACATCAAACGACGGCCTACTGAACGACATTTACTTGATCACTCCACATATCTTTAAATCTAATCGACAGGGTGTCGCCGTCCGGTTTAACCACCTCAATCTCCAGCAACATAACACCAGCATTCAACCACCGCGCTTTTGTATTAATCTCGCGAGCAAGGCCGATCTCAACTAAACGTTGCAGCGCTTCGGCGCTGTAACTCTCTGCACGATCAAGCGTCTCCTTTGTTGCCAGGGCGCGCTTTAATAACCAGAGCTTAGAGCCGATAGGCTCACCCCACCAGCCGCGTTTGTCATTATCACCCTCGGGCAGCTCATCATCAGTCACGCGGGCATCAGTAAACAGACTAATGATTATTTCAGTTTCTAAAGCAGAGCCATCGAACGATAGATCAAAGGTGCCGTGGTCGTCTTGTGTTAATGAGAAGGTCATCGTTACACCATCTGCGCAGGCGTTGCCTGCGTGGTTGATCCTGTTTCAGGATGGGTATGCGGGTTATAAACATCACGCATACCCTGCATCTTGCCGGTGCCGTCACTCACATCGCCATCGGCTGCAATATCGCCGGTGGCTTTGATGTTGCCGTTAAAGGTTGAATCAGCAGCGTTCACGGTAAGTGCTAACGGTGTATCGATTGTCACCCCCGCCTCGTGTAGCGTTATTTTTTGGCCGCGATTATCGTAGATCACCACATCACCGTTAGCCTTGCCTTTAATCGCATAGCGACGGTCGAAGGCAAAGATAGCGGCACTAAACCCGCCAAAAGAAATAACCAGGCATTCACCGCCCACCAGTGGAGTGCTTGAAAACCCATAGGCTTCAAGGTACGGCACATCATCATCAGGCAGGCCTGCTTTTGTTTTAATCTGTAGTCGCGTGATGCTGCGGCTAGTATCCACGCCGGTAATTTCAGCGCGGTTTATCATGTTGGCCATCCGTCGGCGACCACGTGCAAACAGACGTTCATAGGCGCGACTCATGATGCAGCCACAGGGAAAACAAACGCGTTGTCATCCACCGCCCGTGGTAGCGGCACAATATCCAGTGCCTCTTTTGGCATCACTGTAATCGCGGTGGTGCTTTTTTTGCTGTGCGAGAACTCAACGTCCACAATCAAGCGCTCACCTTTAATACGTGAGCGTGGGTCATCTACATAGACCAGGGTATTCGGTTGCCACAAACCCTCTTTATGGCGAAAGCCGCTTACCATATAAGTGACCGATTGGCTCTCGCCATAACGCGCATTGCGCTCGCGCTCGCCATAACGTGTCACATCTTCCAGCGCCACCGCATCATCGGGGTCAAGCACCTTGGTGCGCGCCTGCCGCACCATGCCCGCATCAATGACCTCAGCATTCACCTGTATGGCATTTTCTGGGTCGTCGGATTTCCACGGCTGATCACTCTGGCCAATCACAATGTATTTATAAAATCGATCACGCACGTTATTGGTTGCGTTTGCGCTGAGGATGTTTTTACCCAACACCAACGCGGTGGGTGCCGTCTCTGACCCGGCGCGGGTGATTAATAGATTGCCTTCCGGAGTGTCGGTGAGTATCACACCACGCTCATCTGCCAGGCGCTTTAAAAACTCCATGTAGGTTTCGCCTGGATCAACCTTAGCCTTTGGGAATTTCGCATCGATATCGGTTAAACCGGGCGCAACAACCACTTTTAAGCCGAACAAGCCACACACCACCGTTGCCAACTGTACAAACGATTGCTCCATCCACGGCGCGTGAATACCCGAGCAGTCCAGCAGGTCACGCAGATGGCTGCGGCCCTTAATGGTCACGCGGTGGCTTACCATATTATAAGCGCGCTCAAAAACATCAATGCGCCCACTCATCACCCGCTCATTATCCACCAGCAAATCAAAGACGTCATCGGTATCAATTAACCACCTAACACCGCCATCAATCGCCTCTGTCAGAGAAACCTCAAAGCTATCCGCTATCATCTGCACGCTGCGGCGCACTTTATAGGTTTTCCAGCCTCGGTACAGCTTGCCATTAATCTTAAGTGCGACATCAGGCATCGGTTAAAACCTCCAATGCCTCACCACCGGGCACAAAACCAGGGTGCGCAATACGGTTACGCGCAATCAGCTCATCCGCGCGCGCCGCATCCCCATAGATATTATAAGCAAGCACCAGCGCGGGTAACGTGGCGGCCGGTGTGTGGCTGGTGAGTTTAGGTAGCTGCGCACCGCGCTCACGCAGATCAACCATCACAGCGGCACGCAGGTCACTCATTGCACCGTAAACCGCATCATTAATCGGTGCGCCATCCACCACGCTCTCACCAGATGTGTGGGCATCGATTGCGGCGGCCAGATCATCGGCATCACGCAGCGCATCGTTGGAGGTTGCATACTGCCTGTCGGCCGTGATGTTAGCGGCCTCGGCAATGGCAGCCCGCTGCACCAGGTGCTGCAACGCCTCAATGTTGGCCGCTGTCCTACGCTGGCTAGCCGTCACAGTGGGGTAAGTGGTATTTGAACCCGCATTAAA